TTTTAGATGGAAGGACAGAGACGAGGTCGAGCGGCTTCTACGATCTCGCGGATGTTCTCAAGGACACGCCAAATCTTCTGGTGTCGCTCGAAGATGTTTTCGCGGAGATAAGATCGAAGACCCTTGTGTGGCACAACTGGAGTGCCGACCACCGGAACGTCCTCTTCGGTGAGTGGCACATTGCCAACATCTACCGGGCTGACACGATAGCACGGGGCCGAAGGCAAAAGCCGCGCCCGAAAATGTCCAGCCATAAGGAAATGGCTAAGTGGATCAAATCCGTCCGGGCGTTGCCCAAAGAGTTCCCGGTGTCGAAGGCGGTGTTCGATAAAGTCCCAGCCGTAAACTTCGTTGGCCTCTCACGTCTCGGCCCGAAGAGCTACCTACAAACCCACACGCACAACAATCCGGATGCACTTGTCTGTCATGTCGGTGTGGATATCCCAGAGGGAGATGTCGGGATAGAAGTGGATGGCGAAGACCGCTCTTGGTTTCACGCTCGTCAAGTTATCGTTTTCGATGACTGCCTTCCGCACATGGCGTGGAACAGAAGCAATCAACCAAGAACCGTTTTGCACATAGACATCGAGAACAAATGAAGACCGTCATTCATGTCAATCAGCACGTCATTCGTGCGAACAAGAAGAACGGTGAGGACAACCCTCCAATAACCGTCAAGACCTACAAGTCCAATACTTATTGCAAGTCCGTTGAGATCGAGGGGCCAGCGACAGTTAAGTACGATCCGAAAGGACTTAGCTGTGGTGCGCGGGTATGGATCGAGACGCAATCAAAGGTAATAACAGAATGAACCCCGTTGAGACGCCAAGCCATTACAAGCAGTCGATCCAGTGCTGGGATGCAATGGAAGCCATGCAAGACGATCCCGACCGCGAGGCGAACATCGTGGTCACGCCGCATATGGCGTACTGTTGGGGTAATGTTTTTAAGTATCTGTGGCGCTGGCCTTACAAAAATAAACCCGTCGAGGATCTGCGAAAGGCCCGCCAGTATTTGGACAGATTAATAGAGCGAGCGGAAATTCAAGAACTCGACTGAAGTTTATCCACTTTTGGTGCTAGTTTGCTACGCGAGAGGAAAACCGTATGCAGACTGCCGACATACTAAGTCGGCTAGACGAGCTTCCCCCGGAGCATCAGCTTCGCATTGCAAAGGCGCTTAACGCCCTTACGAAAATCAACCAGAAGGAAGCAGCGCAAAGGCAGTTCTTGCCTTTCGTGAAAAGCGTCTGGCCAGATTTTATCGAGGGTAGGCACCACCGAATTATGGCGGATGCCTTCGAGCGCGTCTCCCGTGGGGAACTCAAGCGGCTGTGCATTAACATTGCACCGCGCCACGGTAAGTCGGAGCTAACAAGTTACATGCTTCCGGCTTGGCTCCTCGGACAAGACCCGTCGCGCAAAGTTATTTGCGCTACGCACACAACAGAATTTAGCCAGAGGTTTGGACGAAAGGTCCGGAACCTCATCGAGAGCGACGACTTCAAAGCTGTCTTTCCCGAGACCGCACTCAAGGCCGACAGTAAAGCTGCCGGTCGATGGGATGTCAGCGGCGGTGGTGAGTACTTCGCTTGCGGTGTCGGTGCGGCCATGACTGGTCGCGGTGCCGACCTCTTGATTATCGATGACCCGCATTCGGAGTCAGCCGGTATCAATCCGACAAACGAATACTTTGAGTCAGTCTACGAGTGGTATTCATCCGGTCCACGGCAGAGACTTCAGCCGGGTGGTGCAATCATCATCGTAATGACCCGGTGGCACCAACTGGATCTAACGGGGCGGGTTATCAAAGCCTCGGAGGTTCGAGGCGGTGACCAGTGGGAAGTCATTACGCTGCCCGCCGTCGATGAATATGAGATCCCGCTCTGGCCAGAGTTCTGGAAGAAAGAAGAACTGGACGCCCTTCGCGCCACGATCCCTATCTCGAAGTGGAGCGCCCAGTATCAGCAAGACCCCACATCCGAAGAGGGCGCTCTTATAAAGCGCGAGTACTGGAATATGTGGGACCAGAAGAACCCACCAGCGTGTGAGTTTATTCTGCAAACGGTTGACACGGCGCATACCAAGAATGCGCGAAGCGACTACTCCGCAATAACAACGTGGGGCGTCTTTGACCATCCGGATGAGAACGGCATCTACGTTCCGAATATCATTCTGCTAGATGCGGTAAACGAGAAGCTGGAGTTTCCGGAACTAAAGAGAAAATGTTTTGAGCTTTACGAGGACTACCAGCCGGATGCGTTCCTAGTCGAAGCAAAGGCTGCTGGGTTCCCGCTCATCCAAGAGATGAGGGCTGTGGGTCTTCCGGTATCGGAATACTCGCCGTCGAGAGGGCAAGACAAACTATCGCGAGTTAACGCTGTGTCGGACATCTTCTCCAACGGAGTTGTCTGGGCACCACGCACCAGATGGGCCGAAGAGGTTATAGAACAATGTGCCGCCTTCCCAAACGGCGCACATGATGACCTTGTCGATAGCACCACGCTGGCACTTCTAAGGTTTCGACAAGGCGGGTTCATTCCGCTTGCAACAGATTTTGAGGACGAGCCGCCGTGGATGAACATTCCATCCAGATCAGCGGCGTACTACTAGGAGACGAAAATTAGCGAGCTTTTGAGAAACATTGCAGATACGGTTCCCTTGGAGGAAGCCGCGCAAAACGAAGCTCCTATCGAGATCGAGATTGAAGAAACGGTAATTGAGTTTGAGGGACCGGCGCTTGTTGTCGAAGTCCCAGAGTTCAATTCTAATCTCGCAGACTTTATGGAGGACGGCGATTTAGAGTCGCTTGCCTCTGAACTATCCGGACAGTTTGAAAGCGACAAGTCTTCGAGGGAAGACTGGGAAGAGTCGTATGTAAAAGGACTAGACCTTCTGGGGTTGAAGGTCGAAGACAGAACACAGCCTTGGCCGGGGGCGTGCGGTGTTTATCACCCGCTCTTGACCGAAGCAGTGGTTCGTTTCCAAAGTCAAACCATTACAGAGGTGTTCCCGGCAAGTGGTCCGGTTCGCACTTCTATCATTGGCAAGGAAACGAAAGAGCGCGTTAAGCAATCCGAAAGGGTGCAGGACGAACTCAACTACCAGCTACTGGAGGTAATGACGGAGTACCGTCCGGAAATGGAACAGCTTTTGTTCCATCTTCCTTTAGCTGGATCTGCCTTTAAGAAAGTCTATTACGACCCATCCCTTGGCCGTGCATGTGCGATGTTTGTGCCCGCCGAGGATTTTGTCGTCAGCCACGGGGCGTCAGACCTAATGACCAGCCCCCGCTATACGCACGTCATGCGTCGAATGAAGAATGACGTTCGTAAACTACAAGTGGCAGGATTTTACCGGGACGTGGAGCTTCCAGATCCTTCCCCCGACTATAGTAAAATCCAAGAAAAAATTGACGATCTCGATGGGTCAGCGGAGGTCGAGGCTGACGGGCGACTAGTCCTCCTCGAAATGCACGTTGATCTCGACCTCCCCGGTTTTGAGGATCTCGACTCCAGCATGGAGCCGACCGGAATTGAGTTGCCTTATGTGGTGACGATGGTCCGGGGCACGGGCGAGATCCTTTCGATCTATCGTAACTACCGCGAAGATGATCCGCTTAAACTCAAGCGCCAGCACTTTGTACATTACCAATACCTACCCGGTCTTGGTTTCTACGGCACTGGTCTCATCCATCTGATTGGTGGCTTGGCCAAGTCTGCGACCAGCATCTTACGTCAACTTGTCGATGCCGGTACGCTGTCGAACTTGCCCGCCGGATTGAAGGCGAGGGGTCTCCGGATTAAGGGAGACGACAGCCCGATCATGCCGGGTGAGTTCCGCGATGTGGATATTCCGGGCGGTAGCATTCGCGATAACATTTCGTTCCTTCCGTACAAAGAGCCGTCGAACGTCCTCTACCAACTTCTCGGCAACATAGTCGAAGAAGGTAGGCGCATAGGTTCGGTTGCGGATCTGCAAGTCGGCATGGGACAAACTGGCAAGGAAGCGCCAGTCGGAACGACGCTCGCTATTATGGAACGCGCCATGAAGGTAATGAGCGCGGTTCAAGCCAGAGTACATTCCAGCCTTCGTTCGGAACTACGTCTTCTGTCAGACGTTATCTCAACGTCGATGGAAGATGCTTACGATTATGATTTTGGTGAAGATCAGAGTTATTCCCGCAAGGAGGATTTTGATTCCCGCGTAGATATAATTCCGGTATCGGACCCCAACGCAGCATCGATGTCACAGAGAGTCATGCAATATCAAGCGGCTTTCCAGCTAGCACAATCTAACCCTAACCTCTACGACATGCCGTTGCTGCACAGACAAATGATGGAGACGCTCGGCATACCGAATGCCGATGAGATCGTTAAGTCGCCAGATGAGATGGAGCCGATGGACCCGGTCTCCGAAAACATGGCGATAATGAAAGGCAAACCCGTCAAGGCATTCGTCTATCAAGATCACGAAAGTCACATCAAGACACACCTCGCTGCCGCGCAAGACCCGCTCATACGTCAACTGGTTGCTGGTTCTCCAATGGCCAAGGCAATGGAAGCCGGTCTTGCCGCACACGTTGCAGAGCACGTTGCGTTCCAGTATCGCCGCGAAATCGAAATGGCGATGGGCGCACAGCTTCCAGAAACCGAGAAGCCTCTGCCAGAGGATGTCGAGTTCAAATACTCGAAGCTCGTTGCTGACGCTGCCGACAAGGTACTCGCCAAAGATAAGGCGATTGCCGAAATGCAAAAGCGCCAGCAGATGGAGCAAGATCCAGTTGTTCAGATGCAGCGCAAGGAACTGGAGATCAAGGAAGCAGAAGTCCAGCGTAAGGCGCTCTCCGACAAGAGTCGCACAGAGCTAGAGCGTGAGCGCATCCAGACCAACGCCGCAATGAAAGCTGCCGAGATCGCGTCTGAAGATAAGCGCACCGGGTTGCAAGTCGGTGTTGAAATCGCCAAGGCCCGCGAGACCTTGGAAGCTGAAGGCAAACGCGAAGGTCTGAAGTTCGGCGTCGATATTGCCAAGGATATCGCGAACCGCGAAAGCAAAGAGAAAATGGAAGGTGCCCGTCTCGGTGTTGAGGTAGGGCGCGTGCTGACAGAACAGCAGAATAAGGATGGATGAACCACAAACGGTTTTTGACATACTCCTGTCAAAGATCCGCGAAAATATGAATGCCGTCTCCGATTCAGTCTCGACCGGAGGGGCGCATGACTTCGGCCAGTACCAGAGAATGGTAGGCCAGATCGAGGGCTTTGCCCTTGCTGAAAGAGAAATCCTCGACCTCAGAGATCGATACTACAAGGACGAGGAATAACGGCACACACCAGCCGTGATGGTGGCTAAAACAAAAGAGAGACGAATGACCGCTGAACCAGCGCCAAAAATGCTGCCGGAACCTTCCGGCTATAAAATCCTCATCTCCATACCGGAGCATGAGGAGAAAACCGATGGTGGTGTTTTTCTTCCAGACCGTTTCAAGACGGCGGAAGAGACCGCATCGATTGTCGGCTTTGTACTAAAACTCGGACCTCTCGCTTATGGCGACGAGGATAAATTCCCGACCGGCCCATACTGCAAGGAAGGCGACTTTGTTGTTTTCCGTTCTTACTCCGGAACCCGTTTCAAGGTGAAAGGTAAGGAGTTTCGGCTGATCAACGACGACACGGTAGAAGCCGTTGTCGATGATCCAAGGGGGTTTGAACGAGCATGATTGAAGAAGCACAAGAAGCGTTATCCCCAGACGAGGTAGACGATAACAGCGTTGAAATAGATGTTGTTGACGATACCCCGGAAGAGGATAGAGGAAGACCAGAGCGTACCGGCGAACCCTACGATCCATCCGATGAGGAGATCGAGGAATACTCCGAGGGAGTTCAGAAGCGAATAAAGAAACTTCGCTTTGAGTTTCACGAAGAGCGCCGCGCAAAAGAAAAGGCAGAACGTGAAAACACGGAAGCCTTTACCTACGCTCAACGACTGCTGGAAGAGAACAACCAGATCAAGGAAGCTCTCCAACAGCATCAAGAAGTTTTACAAAAGAGTCAGTCAGAACGATTAGCAACCGAGGTCGCCGCACAACGACGACGCTACAAGGAAGCTTATGAGTCTGGAGATGCCGAAGAGCTAGCAGCCGCTCAAGAAGATTTAAGTCGGGCTGTTGCTTCACACGAACGCATCTCTGCTGCGCCCCCGCCACAGCGGTTGCAAGCGGCTCCTCCCCCGGAGCAACCCGCACCGCAAGTGGACCCGAAGGCGCAGGATTGGCTGACAAAAAATTCTTGGTTTGGCGAAGACCGGACGATGACCGGTTACGCCTATGGTCTCCACGAACAACTCGTAACTCAAGAAGGCATCGATCCGCGAACCGATGCTTACTATGAGCGCATCGACAACGAGATGAGAACGAGGTTTCCCGAAAGATTTGGGGAAGCCCC